TACAGTTAACGATTATGATAATTAGTTTTATCATATACCCGCCAGAAATAATAGAATTTTTTACACAAAAGAAAAGGCGAGCCGCAGACGAAGAAGCAAGACTTTACCAAATTAGAGTAATGAAAGAATACGAAAAAAGCATGGGCCGCGATAGAGGAGATTTATTCAATGATAAATAGATTTATAAAATGGGTTAAGAAAGTTAAGCGCGATTGGTGCGTTTACACTAATTCAACAGATCCTAATGATACCTACTGGAAGGGTAGAATTTATGATGAGAAAAATAATAATTAATACAGTTATTATTCTGGCAATAAGCGGATGTTCTGATGATATAGATCAAAATGAGTTAATGGAAAGCGTGCTGGAATGTGAAGCTAAAGGTTCCTGGCTAAGCATAAGCTACACAAAGACAAGTATTGAGTATGGGGTGCCAAAAATACCGCATTACGTATGTTACACCTATAAAGATGAAATTGTGTTCCACAGAACCGGGAAACCATTTGGCAGGAAATAAGATCAAAGAGGGATTTTTAAATAAGCAATTAAAGCACCCAAAATAGGTATAAGCCCTATTATAAATAGGGCGAGAATAAATAGCTTTTCTTTCATCTCCTTACTTTATCACAAAATCTATTAAGCCTTGCAATTGCTCGCATTTATCAGCATACATCTTTGCTGTTTCGATGTGATTATCTAAGAAACTCTTCTCATCTTTTTTCGTTAGCGGTGGGAGTGGCTGGCAGGGAATCAACAGGCTTGCTTGAGGAGTTCTTGATAGCTGAACTGTTTGCGTCGTTCCACAACCTGAAAGACTCATCGCTAAGATGAGCAAGATTATCACTAGGCCGATTTTCATTTTTAAGCTGGATTCCTCTGAAAACAGCCTTCTTCTCTTCGCGAGTGGTTTCAATTTTGATCGCCGATGTAAGGTCATTTTTTGCTACCTCCTGATGTTTTACGATAGCGGTGTCCTGGGCTTTTTTTTGATCTGCTTCGATAGAGTTTTTCATGTGCTCACCGCCTTTCCAGTAACCAACACCGAACAAACCTATATGGCTAATGAGTAAACCGATGATGATGTATGGATTCATTTCTTCCTCGAATCGAAATAAGATTTAAGCGCCCAGGCTTGGAGCGCCATATAAGGGGCTGTCACAGCGGCGATTATTAGAGGTGTTTGGGCGCTCTCGTATGTCTCAGCGTAGTACATCGCCCAGGTCGTGATCTTTACTGTCCCATACATCACCGCGATAGAAATAAAGTGTTTATCTATATCGCGGTTGTCAATGAAATCCCATAACTCGGAAAGGCGCAGAGCAATCCAACATAACGCATATCGCCATCCTGTTTTATCGGATACTCTTCTTAGAGGGGGAAGTTTTTTCTTCATATTTCAAAATGAGGATATTCCTTAAACTTTTTCCACCTTCCGGCCCACTTTAATCCGCACGCTTCACCTATCTCTCCAATGGTTTGCCATACAGGATCTTCAGCATCCCAAACAGGCTTTCCGTTTCTCATCGGAACTACATCGAAGGCTTTTGATGCTGGAATGCCGTCAAGATAAAAGTTATGCTTAGATTCACCTGCTTTTGCATTAGTAACAATCTTTCCTGGTTTTGTCCGTCCTTGGGCGAATAGCTCGTCTTGTTCTTCATAGGTTCTGTGTGTGCAGGTGAAGATAAAATCGACTCCATTTGATTTACATTCCCTTTCGAATTCTTCAGCCAAAGGTCTAATATCTGGATGAAGCGCGTTTAATGACCTGCTCATTTACGCTTCCTAAGAGAGTCAATTTCTTTATCGTGGATGTTGAGAATTTTTTCATGAACAGAAACTTTTCCTTCAACCTCTTTAATGCGGATATGGTTAAATTGGTTGTAAGCCTCAAGGTCACTGACTTTTCTTATCGTTGCCTCAAGAGATCCGGCGATCCTTATATTATCCTTCTGGTTGTTTTCTATGCTGTTATCTATGTTCGCCAATTTATAAGCCATCCAGCCAAAACCGCTAAATGCGGCTATCAAAATTGATAAAATAAATTGAACAGAATTGAGAATATCTCTAAGCTTTTGCTCCATACGGCTCCTATGACGTTTACATATCGAGCCGGAAGTGCTAGGCTTTCCATCCCGACGTACGAAGGGAGGGGCCTCGTCCTGACTCACTAACCTGAGTAAAGGGGCTATCGTGCGACAACACGATAGCCGCCCTTTTTATTTGATTCGTTTTTCCCTTAAGACTTTTATTTTATCTTCCGCGTCCTGAACTTTTTTAACACCTATGGGATCAAGACCAACCTTGTTTGATAAAACAAGGTCTCTAAATACACGAGGGAATCCGTTCTCAATTTCTTTAATTTCTATATCGATTTTCTTATTTGTATCGGTTTGATATTTAGCTGGATTGAATACCAATTCTCTATCTTTAAGATCGTAATGATTTACATAAGGTATGTTTTCTGGCTGAACAATAGAAACGTTAATGTATATATCGTTTGTCTGCCACAAAACGCGATCCATATAATCTTGATCTGTTTCTCCATCTTTTCTTTGGCATAAAGTTTCGTTAATTACCCCAGAGCAAACAGATCCGTCTTCTCTTTTTTCTCTTATGACAGAAATAAATTTATCCATTATTGATCTCCGAAGAATACGATAGTTGCCTTATAGGCTGGATCTGTAGCTGCGCCAGCTCCATCACCGAAGTTGATTTTTACAGAACCGGCAGCTTGCGCTTGGAAGGTAACGGTCTTGTTGTTATTTGCTGAGTCTGCGTTGTTATAAATTCCAGCGCACACATATTCAGCAGAAGAAAAGTCTGTCGCAATCGTTACGGTAAAAATTCCAGTTGAGTCGCGCGTGATGGATGTGATGTTATGGGAAGTGTTAACCGTAACAGCGCCGCCGCTATTAGTAATACTGAACCAAGCTTTCGCAACCCCGGGATGGTATTGAGTTCTTCCGGGCGTCGCATATACAGTAGTTGAAGTCGCAGTTTCCATTTCTGCTTGAGAAGCAGCGGCTGGCACTGACGTTGCAACTATCGCTGTGCCATCGGCTTTAACGTAATTAACTATTCTTACGTTTCCACTACCCAAGGCTTCAGCGACAAATGTATCCCCGGCAGCGGTTGTGATATTCGCTCCGCCAGGAATGATTAATGACGTGGCGTTGTTAGTAAGTGTTAATATCCCTGCAAATTTACCGGTAACGATTTTCCCAGCTTGCGCAAATGGTGTGGCATCTAGAGCGGTGATCGTGGTTGTGCCGGTGATATTTACTTTTCTAGTAACTTGAGAAAATATATTGGCGGTCGCAGCAGAGGCTAGATCTGTATAGTCCTGATCGAGGTGTACCTTGTCTGGAATTGAAAGGTTGTCGTTTCTAAGAACGGACAGGCTGAACGCGCTTAGACCTGAATCCAATGCGGTAGACTCCATCACCATCGTAACAGTGGTAACAGAGCTAAACGCGGAATTTCTTATGCGGCCGTAAACCGTACCAGCATTAACGGTAAACTTTAAGCGTCTGCCGATATGTAAATCGGTAGTCTGATCACCGGTAACACTGAACGAAGTTGCGGAAATATAGGTTGGGGTGCTGGATGACGCGCTCCACTCCCCAGAAGTTTCCGATGAGTCGTTTACCCCAGAAATGTTGTCTTCAGTTTTTTGGACAACATCACCGGCATTGGTTAAGACAAGCTTATAAGCTACCCCATCGGTAAGCCATATCTGACCGGTTGTTGGGAACCCAAGGGAGTTAATAATAATTGGGTTAGACTGTGCAACAGACCCGGCGGATGTGGTGTACGTAGTAGCTGGTGTGCTTGTCCCAGCTAAATACGTGTTTATCTTCCAACCAGACGCAGGATTACCGCTTGAGTCAACCACTTGATGGTTGAATATAGGGGAGAAACGAACAGCCATATAAATTTCCTTCTGTCATCCCGACAGTAGAGTTATAATCAGCGAATGACATGGGCCATCGCATTGGTTTTACGACCTATTGGAGCATTAATACTATTTGGACTGATCTGCCTACCAGTAAGGATTGCAGTTCAAAAACTTCCTGATTGCAAACTTAAAAAAATCCTATTAATCCGAATTGGCAATCGCTATTGATCCCAATGGGATTGCTCTTTGCAGAGCTGGATTATTAGCGATTTGCGGCGCAATTCGAGTTAAGCCGCCGATTGAATAATCGGGTCTAGCCATCGCTCTTTGATATAAATCCGATAACAGAATAGATCTTGCCGTTGGGCGTGCGGCAACAGTCGCTAACATTGCAGGATTCGCTGTTGCGGCCGAAATACCAGCGGAGGCCATCCAATCTAAAGGGCTTGTGCCCAACATACTGCCGATCTTCGCCGGATCCTGTGTTGCTTTTGGGAACTGAGATGAGAACTTGGCAACCGTTTCCAAATTACCGCTTAAAGGTTTTCCTTTCTCTAATTGCTTCGCCAAAACTTGGGCTGAAACATCACCTCCTTTTAATGCCTTTTCAACAGAGAATGTTTTAGCAATTAACTTCCTAGCATCGCGAAATTTTTCCAACAAATCTGTTTTGCCAGCATCCTGCAGGTTTCTCTCGATTAAATCTTCTATATCGGAGGCCGCTTTTAATTGCGCAGCGCCTTCTTTTGCTTTTTCCGGAAGGTTATTAACCTTGGCTGCAAGTCTGTTAGCAAACCCATCGGCTCTTAATTCTTTCATTTGTTGAACCGCATCTTCAGCGCTCATATATTTTGAATACATCGAATTAGACCCCATCGCAGTTTTTACCTCTGGGCCTAAACCAGATTTATATAAGCTATCAACCTTTAAATCGCCAAGATCGGAAATGTTTTTATAAGCGCTCCCTGCTGTTTCACGTATCTTGTTTAATGCTTCTTTGGTAATTGGAATGTCATCTGGCAATCCTAATTCTTGTCTCACCAACGCGTTCGTGACACTTTGATTTTTGTTTGAGGCGGCCTGGGCTGTGCTTATTTTTCCTGCCACACCCTCGAGGGCGCGATTAATGCCTTTATCGTTTGCTTGTGATGGCGGAACAACATACCCGGCTTTTCGAGAGGCTTCTAAAACCTGATCCTTGACCGCGTTTTGAGATTGCCTTGCAGCGGCTTCCGCCTCTTTAGCGGCAAGGCGGTTTGTCAAATACCCGGCGGCTTTATCACCCACATACTTACCACCCGCACCCGCACCAGCACCGAGAGCAATATTTTTTAGCCGTGATTCATCACTCGCCACAGGTTGGGCTCCTCCAAGAACTGCGCCGGTTAAGGCTGCGCCTGTATAGGTATTCGCTCCCGGGATAGCAATAGTAGGCGCGGCGATAGCCACATTACCAGCAATGTTCCCGGTGATCCCGCCTCCGGTACGCATTAATGCCGCATCCCTGGATTTAGCTTCGTCAATTTCTTCTTGAGAAGTAAAGCCGGTTAACTGACCTACGCCGCGCCCGATGTCGGCAAATGCTTTGCCAGCGCCCGCAAGAAAGTTTTCTCCGAAAGTGCCGGTTCCGCCTTCGCGCATGACGCGTTTATCGAAGTCATCCGGTTCGCGCATCTTCATCAGCTCTTCTGTAGAAATTTGAGAAAGATCCGGCCCGTCCCGCATCCTCATTAGTTCTTCAGTAGAGAGTTTAGATAAATCCATTATTTTATAACCCCGCGACGGCGTAACTCAGCGTCAATATCAGATCTCGATACCTTTGGCGCTTCCTTGAGGGCTGGACGACCAGAGGCATCGTGCATTGCTTCCTCGGCTGTTTTTCTAGCAATAGATTTTTGCTCTAATACCGCCTGAGAATCTCCGAGCTGCGGGAAGTAGGTACGAATTTCTCTATCCATTTCCTCATCGGCAATAACAGCGCCGGATTCTTGACGGAGTTTTGCCCTTACCCAATCTTCTTGAGCTTGGCGATATTTTTGACGATCGTCTGATCTAGCGGTATTGGTTGCCGCTTTTCCTAATTCTGTTTTGCTGACAAGCGGGATGGATCCAACCAATGTTTCATCAATTTCAGGCTTTCCTACACCACCCCTCTCAAGCTCTGACATAATACCCGCCGCCGATTTCATACGATCAGCATATCCACCCGCCTTTTTCTCAGTATCAGATGTCTTTGGTGTAACTCCTACTTGTTGCTTGCTATTCGCATCGACAATAACACCGGTTCGTTTATTCATTTGAGCAAGAATAGGTTTGCCATCTGGTCCAGTAGCTTCAAACGGAGTTGTTACCGCGTCAATCGCATTCTTTTCTTTAGACCTCTCATTAGCAGCGATCTCCCCTGGAGTCATTGATTTAGTCATTGACGCTCCCTTAGGCTTGCCCGTATAAGGATCGATTAAATCAATTTGTCCACCACGATCAACTTTTTCAAGTTTAGGACTTAATCTATCAATAACATCTTTTGACTGCATAGCCTGACCAAGCTTCCACTGTTCAAATGCTCCAGGTTGGCTAAAGTCAGGTGGGTTGGTAACAATAGGCATTTTGGCAACCATATCTGGCCCCCAAATAACCTTTAGGGTTTCGATATAGGCTGGTAAATCTTGAGGGCCGGTTAATTTAGCCGTCGCATCTCTGGTATTTTCTGCTCTAATCTTGTAAGTCTCTGAATCGGTTTTTCCGATCTCTCCTTGAGCTTTTTTATTCTCAAGAATTGTTTTTTCCAAAGCCATCGCTTTAGTCGGGGCTCCGCGCTGATACAGTAAGTTTTTAAGCTTCATCATGTCACCGCCAGATTCCATAGCAGCTGTACGATAAGCCCTTTCTTCGCCTAACTGACCCTGGATTTGCTCTCTCTGCATTCCACGGAGAGCTTGATCATCCAGCATGTTTTTTAATTGAAGTGTTTTTGTAAACTGATCTAACGGCCCATCCATTTGCTGAGGGGCACGTATTTGACTGTAAATAGAGGCGTCAGCAACCATTATGCACTCGCCCACAAATCCATTGCGTTGTCATAGCCGCTCCCCATTTGAGAAATCATTTTATTTTGGTTGTACCAATTACCGATTGAATTGGCGGCCCCTGAATAAGCATTGCCCTGCGCGATAGACGCGGCGCCCCTTGCGTTTCCTAAGGAGCTTGTCAGGTTTGATACATTATTCGCCATATTAGTCCCGTACGCAGCGGTTTGGTTGGCAGCGGTCTGCCCCGTCCCCGCAACCCCAGCGAGACGGTTGTAAATATTTGTCTGATCGCCTACGTAACGGTTATATGAATCCCCTGCTTTTGTTCCGATGTAGTCTGTTACGTATTTCGTTAAGTCTTTAAGTGTCGAACCAGATCTACCAACACCCCTCGCATTAGCCAAACGTTGGATTGATTTATTCCCCTGGTCTAACCCAAACTGAAGGCCTAATTTAGTCACAGGGTCGTCATAAAAATCTTGTACGCTGAATTTTCTTAAAAGAGACCCGTAGTCAGCATCTTCAACTGCATCGCCTTGTGCGCCGTAAATTCTTTCAACCTCGGAGTCAACGTTGTAATCGGCCGGAGCCCCGAGTTTAACCGTCTGCATAGCGGGGCTCCATGACGGCTCGCCGCTATTATTAAAATTACCCCAACTGCCTAACTGCCCTGTTCTTGGGTCAAAAACATTTGCGTTATAAGTAAGCCCATTTTCTCTTGCATACTGTTCATCTATCGCGCCACCTGTATCAGCCCTTACCAACCCTGTCATTGGCTTGTTTGCCATTAACTCAGCGCGAATTTGATCACGCGTTCTAAACGCTCCGCCACCAGACGTGCGCGGGCCAAGCCCAAGCAAAGAAGATAGCTTGTATATTGCGCTGGAACCTGTTTCGCGGAAAGGCGCTAAATCGGCTCGATTCTGATCGTATTGTCGGCGTTGCTCAGCAACAGATTCTTTTGTTGCGGCCGCTTGCATTCCAGCAGCGTCTTCAGCAGCGCTCCCGGCTAATAACCCACCGGCTACACTTGCTATCGCACCCCAAGGCATTTATATCTCCAAATGATGTTCGGCAAGGATTTCAACATCATCCTCGCCATGTAAATTATGGATACAGTAAATTAGTGTGTTGTCTTCAAGAGACATAAACGTATGCCTCTTATTTGCCTCAATGAGAATTGGCCTCGGTGCTTTAAAATCGCCGATAAAGTTGTCGTCAACCCATGCCCTAATTGACCCTGTCGCAAGCATAGAGTGATGGTCATATTTATGAACATGCTGCGGAACCAGCAAACCTTTTTTACTTAAGAGCATCTGTTTTATAAATATCCCATCTACAGAAACCACCCACTCTTCAGGCTGTTCAGTCTCTTCTAAATGTTCAGGTATATTCATGAGCCCTGTTGAAAGACAATAACTGCAAATGTTGTTGAGGCTGGATCGATTGCGCCCGATGTAAAGTTCTTTGCGTAAATCGTTACAGTGTCTACCGCTGTCACGACACCGGTATAATGAATCCCTGCCGTGTTTATTGAAGGTGTGACGAGAACAGAATCATTCTCAGCAACACCTGTTATTGTTACTGTGGTTGTTGCCTCAGCTCCGCCGTTAATTGATCCAAAGTTATGAGTTTTAGAACCCATATAAGAGAGCTTCCATCCAAATAAAGCTCGAAACACTTCGTTAAACCAATTAACCCAATAAGCTGGCCAGTTAACGATGTTATTAACGACACTTAAAATGCCTTTAGTCGGAGGAGTACCTATCGTCATCTGACTTTTTTCGCAATTATATTTGCGCCGGTCATAACGAATTTAATAGGATCAGTAACTCTAAACTTAAAAACCCAATCCCTCCCAATTCCCAGGCGACGCCATACCACGCGCGACAGATATTTACCTATCGCTCCGATGTCTTTCCATAGTTCGTTACCGAATGTATGGCCATTGTCTTTAGATATTGAAAGCATGCATTGAGGATCAGAACCTTGACCTGTTATAAGCCCTACCCCTGTTTCCATGTCTACTTGTAATTCACGAACAATTACATTTTCGTATTCAGCAAAAAAATGTCGCCCGATAATTTCTCTCGGTATTGTTTCTCCGTTGTCGGTATAGACATCCGCATCTAATGTATAGATGTTCCCGGTTTCATAATCTGCGATTCTTGGTTTGTTTAAGTAATCGAGATGCATCTCCCCGCGATGACGATTACCGTCAAGGCCGGACTCTAATTCACTCCATACTTTTGTCGAAGCATCATATAACCAAGATTTATCTGCTGAAGGAAAATTAACCTGTAGCATCGGATGACCGCCGAGCATGTAGCTATATGCCGTTGCGTCAGCTACCGTTCCGTAGTTATTTATAATGCTGTCGAGTTCTTGGTTGCTAATTGGGGTAGGAATATAACCGTTGATCTGCATAATCTGTACTTCACCGGTTTTATTCTTCATCACCGCTGCAAGCGCACCATTGAATTTTGTCAAAGACCATTTCGCGGCTAACCCGTATTCCTGAGTCGCGCCTTTATTTGGGGCAAAGGGGAAATTAACAGCCTCTGTGTTACCCCAAAATTCTGTCGTCACTGCACCAAAAACTACGATTTCGCCGTGATCTGAATAGACTCTTACAATTCCGTCAGGAGCGCTTTCGGCCGTTGCAAATTCAGTCGCATCCCAATTAGTTCCGTCTGGGGAAATAAAGAAGTCCGTTCCATCTTCAACAGCGAATTCACCATCTAGCCATGTACAGGTTGTCGCGCCGTTAGGGAAATCTACGTCAGAAATTTGTGCAAATGTTGTGCTGGCTACTGTGTACGTATATCCGTTGGTTCCATCCACAATGAGTATTACGGTTCCATCGTAAGAGATGTCTACACGCCCAGAGCCAGTGTTTAATGTCCCGCGCGAAGTTGTTGTTCCGGCATTATTGACCTCGTAAAACATGCCACGATGAACAACATAATAAACATCGCCGATAGCAATCCATCCCCTAACAGGGGTGTCACCTAACGATGATAGGTAAGCGCTAAGCCCAGGCGTCCCGTATATCGCTACGCGTGTTTTATCTTCTTCGGGCTGGAATTCGTAATAAACATTAAGGCGTCTCTGTGCTGTGACTGTCGGGCTTTTGCCCTGCAGCCCAACGCCAAATAAAGGAATAATCATCCTAC